TCTTCTTCAATAACTTCTTCTTCAATAACTTCCTCAACCTTTACTTTAACCTTTGGAGAAATCGGAGGAGAAGACGGTGGAGAAGCATTAGGCAAAGTCCTTTTGAAATGATTTGTTTCGGGTGTGCTTTGGATAATGTGTTTAGTAATCATATAAGAGTCTTTATAATTCTCGGGGATCTTTTGTCTCGGGTCATTAGGTTTATAAGAGTATAAAAATCTCATATTGCCTCCGTCCCGATAGACGGCTTTATCAAAAAGTTTTTCATTTGTTCCATCTATTTTCAAGTCATATAGTTTATTTTTCTCATTAAACTCTCTTAATTCCTCAACTGAACATTCATAATCACTAACAACAAAATGAAAAGAAGTTGCAAATCCTTTGATTTCCTTTCTAACTTTCTTAACTGTCTTAGACTTTGTCTTCGCCCCATGAGAACTGCTAATCGCAATAGTAGATTCGGGATAATGTTTTTTTAATGTTTCTAATACTTGCTCTTTAATTATTTCAGTATTGCTTTCTTGTTCTTCTTGACTTTCATAAAACATATCTATATCATAATAGGGTTTGACCTTTGTTTTGAAATCAAGCCACTCAAAAATATATTTTTTTGAATCCTTAGAGGTTAATAGTAAAGACTCAACCTCTTTCCTATTTTGTTTAGTGAAAGGGTCTATTTTAATATTGAAATCTTTGCAATTTTGAAAGTCCTTAAATCTCATCATATTCATAACATCCATTTTAATAATACTTTTAGAATTGTTTTTAAATATCTTTTTTCTATCCATTTATATTTATACTTAGAAAAAAAAATCAGATTAATTTTCGCGATTTTTAAACTTTCTTCTTTTTCTTTCTTTTTCCAACAACTAATTTAATATCATTTCCTTTTATCTTTTTCATGCGATATGTTTTCTCATCAAAAAGTTTTGGATCTAATTGTCTGTATCTGTGCAGAGTTGGAGTTGTATCAACCTTTTTAACTTTAAAACCGTTTTCTTTCAGCCACTTCTCCGCTTTCTTCTTTGTGTATTTAGATTTAAGAAATAATACAGATTGAGTTTCCATAGACATTTATTCTTAATTATATTATTTTTTCATTCATTATTTTGTTGATTTTGTTGTTGATTTTCTTGTGGAGGCACAATCGCCTCAACCTCATCTCTTATTCTTTCTCTTTCTTCATTTGCTTCGGCAACGGGTCTATCGGGTTGAGGTTCATCGGCATTAACATCCCTATCACACTCGCAACCGCAACATTTAATTTTCTTGCATTTAGAATGTTGGAGAGCAATTAATATCCCAGTAATGACTGAGCCTAATGTTCCTATGAAGACACCTAAATCTCCAATAGTGAAACCCGATAAACCCGTAGGCTGTTCTATGATAATACTATCGCTCATTTTATTTCTTTTTATTTATATGAATATTTTATTCAATAATATTAAAATGAGTAAAAAAGAAAAATCACCCATTCAGATGATAGTCAAGACTAATAATGATATTTGTGGCGCTCTTAAATGTATAGATAGAGATTTAAAAAGCATAAATGAAGATGTAAAAGATATAAGAAAAGATATTGCAGAAATAAAAGAAATCATGGATGAAAGAGAAAAAAATAAAGTTGAAGATATAAATCCGTCTATGAATGGAGTAAATGAAAATAATGGAGGATGGTGGTTTTTAAGTTAATTAAAAAGTGGCTAGGGTAGAATGTTAAAAATATTTGTGTTTTAAAATATTTCTCACACCTTTTTTTTTGAGAATCTACCCTAGCCACTTTTGATTATTTACTTATTTTATTAAGATTATTATGTTTTAACTTTGAGAAATAAAAGAATAGTAAAGATCAATAATTTTTAATTAATTTTAATAAATAATTTAAATCTTTTTACTTATAAAGATGGATTTTATTCCCGAAGTTAAGATGGATTTTATTCCCGATGAAGAAGTTGATTCTGAAACACATGAAGAAAATCCTAATATGGTATATGATGAAGAAGAAGATAAAGAGAAAGTAGAGTTAATAATAGAAGAAGTTAAATCTAATAAAGATGATATTAAACCCGAAGAGATATTCGCTTTTGAAAAGAAAGAAGAACCCGTGCAACAAACTCCAAGACTTACAAAGAAAGGCAAACCCTTTAAGAAGCGTCCTCCTATGTCTGAGGCTCATAAAGAAAAGTTGAAAGCCGCAAGGGAGAAAGCGATGTTGGTCAGAAAAACAAAAGCACAAGAAAGAAAACAAGATAAAGAATTAGATAGAAAACAAAAAGATTTGCAAAGATTAAAGAAAAAGAAAGAAGTTGAAAAACTTGAAGAAGATGTTATTGGTACTAAACCGCCCCCAAAGACACCCCATAATTCACCGCCTCAGAAATCTATGGATGATGCAATCATGGAGGGTATTATGAAATATGAGACTATAAGAAAACAAAGAAAGAAAGCCAAACAAGAAGCGTTAAAAGAAAAACAAGAAGAGGATAAAGTTAAACAAACTCTAAGACAAGCAATCAATCCACCTAAACCTCATAATCCATTCTCGGGATGTTATTAGATATAGAGTTCCCGAAGATTTAATTCTAAGTCTATTTTTAGATTAATTTCTCTATTATATTTATAAATGGATAAGAAAGCGCCAAAAGTTTATAAAGTCAAAGATCCCGAAGGAGATTCAAAATATAAGGATATTCATCCTCATCTTCCTCAGCCACCCGCACTCGTTCTGATTATCGGCTCAGTCAAACAAGGCAAATCCAATTTAGTGGTGAATCTTTTATGCTCTCCCGAGATGTACAAAGATAAGTTTGATATAGTTAAAATTATAAGTAATACATTAAACGCAGATCCAAAAGGCAAATTATTAAGTAAATATTTTGATTGTGAAGATCATTATACTGATGAAATGATTACAAGTTTAGTAGAGAGTCAAAAACAATATGAAGATTTTGAGCGTCCATCAGTAGCAGTTTTACTAGATGATATTTTAACAAAAGATTTTTCTAAAAATAATGCAGTCTCATTTTTAGCCACAAGATTCAGACATTACGGGATAGGGATGTTATTATTTACAACGCAATCTTTTAGGGCTGTTAGTGGTCTTATAAGAAATAATGCGACTGATGTAATTATCATGAAACAACAGAATAAAAAAGAACTAGAAAAAATCAAAGAAGAATATGGAGATATGTTTCCAAATATATTTATGGATTTATATAATAAGGCGATAGATGATGCCCCTTATTCATTTCTCTATTTAGATTTACAAACTAACCCCGCGACTGCATATTTACGGTTTGAAGAGAAGATTGGTGAAGGTTCAAAAAAGTTCTTTTAATTTTAAAATGAAATATTATATATTATAATTATAAAAATGATGGCTCTTTATTCTTCGGGTGGTATAGACGCGCATAACGCTTACGCTCAAAATATTCATAACATAAATCAGTCAGTCCATTCTTTTAATCATGGGATTGCTGATCAATTAGATCAATTAAGAGAAGCACAAGATCAAGAAGGTTCTATTGAAGCGGGGATTAACATGTTGAAAGGTTCAACGGCACTTAATTCAGCGCGGGGAGGTTATAAGGCTTATATAGAAGGATTGCAAAGAGGAGGGGCTTCTGAAATTGGAGGCAAAGGTGGTGTTGTTGGTAAAGTATTCGGTAAAGTACAAAAATCCCGATTAGCGACCCGAGCGGGATCACAGCCAAATATATTCCCCGCTGTTGATACAGCGGGCATCCCCGTTGATGCGACCTATGGAGAAAAATTAGCAGCCACAACTGTGGAGGGAGTTAGAGATGCCGAAGATGTAATTCCACTAATGGGGCGTGGTAAAGTTCTCGGTGCGCCCGTTGAAATGTTTTCAATCAGCGAAGTAGCCAACCCTTACAAAGTTTCAAAGTTTAAAGGTTTTCAAGGATCTTTGGGACATGGAGGGATAGAGGCGAGAGTCGGGGGAGATGTTGCAGACCTCACTCCATCTTTCGCTGACTGGTCGGCGGCTTATCCCGAAGGGGGAGATGGAGGCAAACGGGAGTCATTTTCTTTACAACCCGAACCCGAACCCGAGCCCGATTTTGGTGGAGTTGTATCAGAAGACGCACGCGCGCAAGCGGATTTTGATGAGGCGGTGAAGGTGGGGAGTATGAAGAATGAAG